AAAGGGGCAACCCTTAGGAGCCGGTCCATCCTTCGCTTTGTTTGCGATGGCACACCATGGCTTAGTGCAGTCCTGTCAGTCGTACGATAAAGGTGGAGACCAATATCGTATTTTGGGTGATGACATCGTCATCACTGACAGTACTTTAGCCAGCGAGTACCTCTTGAAGTTGGAACAATTACAAGTTCCTGTATCCAAGAGTAAGACAATCTCCTCCGGCACATTGGCAGAGTTTGCCGGTTGGCTGATTACCGCCAACCATAAATACAAACCCTGGAAGTGGAAGAACGTTGAGACCGGTTCATTGGCCTCATCGTTACAACACTTCAGTAGATTCCCACAAGAGTTACTTCGTCGTGACCAACGACGTCTTGCGGGTCTGCTTTGGACTGTTCTTCAGCCTTTAGGGGCTGGGAAGAATCCAAACGGCATACCATTAAGCGATCGGTATGCACAGCTCCTCACTGCTCAAGAACTTATTGAGCAGATGAGGAGTGATACAAGATGGTCTTCTCATGGTCAAACATGGGACGTCCTAGCTCTCCTGTATGGTTCTCAGGAAGAGTCGACCGCTCCATTCCCTCGTCAAGAGGGCTTGTTCCTCCAGGGCTTATTACACGGAGCAGCATTACGCTACGTGGAAACGCCTGAGAGTAACCTAGAAATGATCTGCTCGGGTACGCTTTCCCGATTACAGTCAATTCTAGATTCACTGTTGTCATCCTATCACTGTGATGATAGTTCGAAGAATGGTCCAGTAGTGTATCACTGAACCAGCCTAAGGGCTTGACAGACAGGGTAAATCCTTGTCGATAGTGGGTTCGCCCATTAGATCTATGTGATGGCTTGGTAAAGCCTAAAATTACCATAAACGGTTAGGGTATCCTGAATAGCTTCGGCTAGGATGGAGGGGGTTCAACTCCCCCCCGTTTTACCAGGGTTTCATGGGTGACACCAGAGTGGCAATGCACGCCTTAGGCGTGAGTTGGAACGTGGCGAGTCCAATTGTTAGTCTCATCGACAAGTGGATTTCGGGCTGCGGATTAGAGTACACTGTGAGCCGGTTGAAGCAATTCAAGCAACTTTACGTTGCAAGACAAGCCAAGGTCTCCTTTAAACAGGAGAAATCTTGGATTGCCTGTCGGCCAGATGGTTACCCAACAGGTCCTTTCGGGGTCCTAATGCGTAACTTTCCTACAGTGACGGTCCTCAACGTTCTGAATGTTTATCATTCGTTCGTCTTTGACAAGGTTACAGATACTCAATGGAAGAAATTCTATGAGTCTGCAACTGCGGAACCGTCTAATCCTAACGGCCTATCTGTCAGCATACCCAAGGAAGTCAAACCTTGGGATTATAGTCTCCCACCTTACCAGGTGAGTGACTATTATGCTGCGTTTCAAGTAGGTCTTACCAAGCTCACTCTCTCACGAGAAGTGTCCGCTCGAAAACGGTATGTACAGCAACAGGA